AGTATTATTGCTAGAACTTTAATTTATGGAAAATTAAAATCTACTTTAGCTCAATTTCCTTTAGTATTTTTCAATGCTAGCACAAATGTAGGCCGGATACTGACTGTAACTGACCGTGCTAGAATTACTATAAAAATGCTAACTATTGTTCATATTACAGCGACTATTCCAAACTCTTTATTAGCGAATACAAGATGGTTTTTGTATGGCCGAATTTCTACATCCGGTCGGATACAAGCCATTTTACCTGATTATTTAATTGGAACTTTTAGTTTACATACACCTATAGTTCCCAAGCCGTGTTATGGATTAATCGTTTCAACTTTACAATCTATAAACCCGACTCTTTTATTGGAGATGAGATTAAAATACGGCAAATTAAACACTACTTTACAAGATTTTAAATTTCCTATTAAAGTGTTTTATATTTGTCAAGGTGTTATTAGTAGCAATTTAAGATCATTAAAAATTAATTTTGATTTTGTATTTCATCATTTTGCAGGTACTTTTATTTCCTCTACCAATCCTCCAGTCGGACTTATTAAGACATTTTCGCGTGCTTTAGTTTTACTATCATTAAATTTAGCCAATGTTAAAGTTAATTCTTTAAGTGAGATTATTCCACAATTTCGTGGACATATAGATTTAATTATAGATGCGTATCAAGAATCGAATATTACTGAAGTTAATGGTGGTGTTTTTTCTGAATTTGCAATAATTTTCAAAAGATTGGTTTATGGTACGATTATTTCTACTACTAAGGGTTTACAATATTCTATTATAACGGGCATTGTACCACGAGTTATTTTTGGATTAATGTTAGCTAAAGGTGGACAAGACTATTCAAGATTTAAAGGTAATGTTCCTATCATGGGACAAATTATATCGGGATTAGGTAGAGATGCAATCCGATATACTAATATTTTCGCAGTACAAAATGTTGGACGAATTGGTCTAAACATGGACAGTTTAGATGAGTACCGAAATCAGTTTATTGGACAAGCTGCTCATGCAATTAGTGGACGCATTTTAATAGAAATTTCTGATACTCGTGTTACTAAACCCAACAATCAATTTATTTATCCTTTAAGTACAAACGTTCGTGGTAGGGTTAAAATTTATGGATTATTAAATGCGCCCGTATCAGGTGTAGCATCGGTTTATTTACGATCTGCAAATGTTTCTATTGGAACTTGGGTAGGCGGTGATGCACAACCCGTTGAAAATTGTTATTTAGCTGGAATTGGTCCTTGTGAAGAAGAAATTGCTGAACGATTGGGTTATTGGCCTACAACATGGGATAAAATTTACTGGACTTTAAGATGGGTTAGAGGTAATTTTATTGCTCAACACCGTTTTCCTATTCTTGGTATATTATTTACTCCAGATTTAGAACAAGACTCTGGACCACAATTTCAACACACTACAAAATTACATGGAGATATTAATGGTATTGTGCCTTTTGTAGGCACAATGGATTTTGAATGTCAATCTTATGTTGAATGGGCGACTGGCTTTTTAGCTTATGCACAATTTAAAGGTTTTACAGTTAAAGGTCCAATGGCGATTCCAATGCGGGATTGCAAAGGTAATTTTGAATTATCTATAAGATTTTACACTTATGGTAAACTAACTTCTGATTTAAGTACGGTTAATGGTCAGTTTGGTGGTATTCATATTATTAAAGGGGGTATGCTACTTAAAGCTGAAAAACTAACTTCTTCTATTGGGGCCAAAGTTCCTATTCCTTATAAAGTTAATTTAGTTCCCATTACCGATAATGTGACTACGCATCTTCAATTATACACACCGTTTACTATTTTTGGTATCTTTCAAAATTACTATTTGAATGAAGTTACAATCACTGCGGCTTTTCATGGTTATATGAAAACATTAGTCAAAATGGATTTGCGGTTGGTTGAAAGTGTTAAGCAACTTGATTTTTATATCAGAATGAAGTATGTCGTTGGGGTTTTTATTCCCACTGGTAAGTTGGATAGAATTTATTGTAGATTTTTTGGTTCAGCTCCAGAACCTGGAACATATATTGGTTATACAAATGCTTGGTTTATTAGTAAATTATCTAATGCATTAACAAGTCAGATTCAACTTAGAGCTAATATTTATCAAAATTTAGCACTACATACTGAAATTACTACGAGCACTATTCAACTTCTTACACCTATACGAATTTGGACTTATTTCATTAATAATCTTGATCCGTTTTCCTGGTCTTTAACTGGCACGGCATGGCCTACGGGTAGATTTACACCTATATTAGAGTCTATTACATCAGACATCTCACCTATTTATCATCCTCCAATATTAGTTAATTTAAGTCTGACTTTAAATTCTGTAGTAATTAACTCTATTACTTGGGTTGCATTGTTTGGAACAATAAATACTTTATTACAAGACGTTAAAATTGATTCTAATGTATTTTATGGTAGATTTGGATATTTTATTCCTAATATAGAATCCATTAATTCGGTTACAACTGGTTTAGCATTATACCCAACACTTTACTTACCAAAAGAACCTCGGTATACTGTAGGTGGAAGGGTTGTAAATACTCAAACAGTTCAACGTACTTATGCATTGAGTTTATATAGTAGAATTAATGGAGAACTTTTGCAGAAATTGCCATTGAACACACAAACACCTTTTGATTATACATTTGGCAATGTGTGTAGTGGCGATTACTTTGTATTATGCAAACCCACGCAAACAACTCTGAGTGGTAAGGTGCATGTTGTTTCAGTACAGTATGAAAAAGAAAATATTTTTGTTTAACTTAGGAGTTTGTAATGACCATTAAATTGGCTACGGCCACTCGTAATTCTCGCGCTCAAGTTATTGCTGATGCAATTGATGCAGGATCGGCTGGTGGTGTTTTAACCATTTATTCTGGTACTCGACCGGCTACTGCTGGTGGTGCAATTGATCCGTTTACTAATCTAGTTTTGGGTGAATTGACTTTTTCTCATCCATGTAAATCTAGTATCGATAACGGTGTATTGACATTTGCTAGCATTGCTCAAGACGCCGCAGCGAATAATTCGGGCACAGCGACTTGGGCACGCATTACAAATTCAGATGGTGGATTTGTAATGGATATGGATGTGACTAATAACTCTGGAAACGGTGACATAAAGCTCAATTCCACCGATATTATTCAAGGTGGTCCCATTTCCATTATCAGTGCTAGCTTGACTGAAGGTAACGGTTAAAAATTAACCGTTACTTTGATAAAAGCCGCCAGATTTAGGCGGCTTTTTAGTTTTAAACAATCAACTCATACGAGATAAATATGTCAGTGTTGGTTACAGATAAAATAGCAGCTCTTATACTGCACAAATCGGGTTGATCTAATAATCGGGTAAATAATTCACTTAAAGTTTTTGCTACATAACCCAACCGCTGATGTCCAATCTTTAATATAACTGCATTATGGTCATGAATATTGTCGGGTTCTGGTTGTAATTGAACGGCTAATCCAAAAGTAAGTTGACTCCATGTTTTTGTATCTGCAAAGTCATGATATTGTACACCCATGACTCTATATACACCTAGTTGTATCACTTTTGACATTGATGTTTTCCAATAATGGTGATTGGTATAATTATATACCTGTATCATGGAGTTTAGTACTAAACAACTTTCATTTTGACTAATTGGTCAAATGTATCTAACTCTTGTTGAATGTTAAGAATCATCCGAATTGCTTTTTCTTTATCACCTTGGGACAATGAAGATATAACAGCTCCAGCTCCACTGACAAATCCAGAATAAAAAGTCTTTTGTAAAATCCCAAAGAGATTTGGTGGTAGATTTGGTGGAAAGTCTTTGGTATATCGGTCCCACAGTTCTCGTACATACATTGCATTATCATCGTTCTGATTAATAGTCATTGCTAAATAAGCTCCGGTCGGGTTAAAGTAATTTAGTCCTTATGGGATGTTGGGTTGTGTTTGTTACCTTAATAAGGCCGGTTTCCGGCCTTATTTATTTTGTATAGATTAATAGCTCGATTCAAAGCAGCATAACTAAATCCATGTTTAGTAGCAAAATCTTTTAATTTCATAGTGGTCATGAGTGCCAATTCTACATGTCGTTGCGTGACTTTACGATTATGATGTTTCCAACCTTTTTCTCGACATGCACCCATATCGGGTCGTTTTTTAATAGATTGCCAACTTTTATTACGCCGAATATCCGATATGGTTTCTGGAGCGACACCAAACTCTTTACTCAGTTGGCTATTAGATTTGGTTGGTAATTGGAAAATAATTTGTTGGACTTGTTCAGGTGTTAAAGTATGACGATTCCGCATGTTTTTCCGTGGTTTAGACACAAAGCAATCTTCACTATTGACCAATTCAGAGTAAAGCAATCCATGTTTAATATCATGGATAGTATCGGGATAAACACCAAATTGATCTGCAAGTTTTCGATATGGATCAGAAGATTTAGCAATATAGTCTAATTCAATTTGAGTAAATCGGTTGGGTTGTCGGCGAAGTCGATGCCGGACTAATAACATACCGGGTACTAAGTCTTTAGTATGTTCTGATCCGTATTTTCCAATTCGTATTTTCAATATTATTTCGGGTTCGATGTCTAAATCTTTGCTTAATGTATCAATGTCTTTATCAGACTCATAAATTTGAATGACTAATTGAGTATCAAGCATGAGAGTTTGCCAACCTTATAGTGGTGTTGGGGATGCTCGGTAGTTTTTTAAAGCCATATAAAGATTCAAAAGTCATAATTTGTTTGGTATTGAGTTTTGAGTTTGGGTATGCAAGTATCTCGTTATAAATATGGACATTTTCATAATCGGCCCACACTGTCATGGCATGGTATAACCATAATGCAGCATTGGCAGGCGTAAAATTAGTGGGGATGTTGATACGGTTGAAATAGTACCAACGTCCTGCTGGACACTGTTCTGGTTGACTTAACATCAAGCTTAAATCCAATACGGCTAATTTACATCCAGTATCACTCTTGATGGAAAATGTAATGGATTGTGTAGAATTACTAATGCGAAGTTCGGGTTTAGTTGTTGTCATAGTAACCTCATATCCGTCTGTAAACCGGCTAAATCGTCGATTTTGGACACTTTAAATTTTTACAATGGTTGGGTACTGGTTTTGTTGTAGCATCGTTAAAATCGTCGATTTGGGCCATTATGAGACGGGTTTAGTTGGGTGGATGGGCTGTATGGGTTTTATTTTATCATATTTTGAGTGAAGTATTATAAAATCTTGACTGGTTAGTGTTAATTTAGTAAACTATCTAATTATTTGGACTCTTTAAATGACACTTGCTGCGGTAAATTGTCGAACAATATCTCCAACTGTATCTCTTACCGGCCTTCAGTTGCCGGATCGATGGTATTTAGATTTTATATGTCGTCGGCAACCCAACCATACCAAACCATACCTTTATGGTATTCAAGCTTTAAGCGGACAAAATGTAACGGTTTATATTTTATCATCAGGTGTTTGTCATTCAGCTTGGTATAATACAAGAATTCGTTGGTTGGTTGGAGATGAAGGTGTAGATTATGTGGGACATGGCAGTGGTATCGCATTATTATTAGGTGGTTATCGTTTTGGCGTTGCACCACGATGCAATTTGGTTAGTGTGAACGTGTATAATAATTCTGGATTGATCCAACCTGATTTGTATGAGGATGGCGTTAATGCTATTTTAGAAGATCACGCCACTTTAAATAATAAAACAAGTATTGTTGTTACATCTGCATTACGAGAACCCAAATATGGTGAATTTTTAGTTCAACATGATTTAGATAGAGCAACTCGAAAACTCATAGATGCCGGAATTATTGTAGTATCTTCAGCCGGGGATGGATTACGGGATAGTTTAACAGATGAGTGCAAAGGGCCAATGTTGGCATCAGCATGTAGTCCAAACCAATTAGAAGATATGTTTGTGGTCAGTAGTATAGATATTGATGGTCATTTTCCATTGTTTGCTAATTATGGAGATTCAGTCACAGCATTTGCACCTGGAGTTGATATTGGCACATTGGATAAAAATGGATCGTTTATCGTAGCGAGTTCCACACGACTCTCAGCCGCATTAGTTGGAGGGATTTTTGCACTATATCTTGAAAAATTCCCTTACGCTTCGATTCACGATTTACAGGTTTTTGTAGCAGATCATTTTTTACTAAATGGAAATACGGACCCATACCCATTAGATAGACTACAAAAAGATTTGTTTATGGGTGAAGATTTAGGACATTTTCGTTTGGTTGATGATAGTGGTGCATTATTTCCATATTTAACAAATACTCAAACTAAATTCTTATTAGCTCATGTGTTTTTTACAAAAGTTCTTTTAAATATGACTACTTTATCATTAGGTCAAGTTTTGGCTAATACGCAATTTGAGTTGGAGTTAAATGCAAAATTAAAGAATTTATACGATGAAGATAAGCCATGTTTATATGAGTTAATAGATGTCCAGCCTAATTCTATTGGTCAGTTTAATATTGGGGAAACCACTGGAAAATTGTTTGGGGTTATTGGTGATATTGATTCTCCACAAACCATTATATTAACAATTTCTATTAGTGATGGATTGCACCAATATCGAGATAATTTTAGTTTGTATGTGCAACCTAATTATGTAGAGCGACAAGTTATTGGGGGTACGTTAAAAGGCAGTTTGACTAATGTAGTTGGACTCGATATTGACGAACCTTTTACTAGTAAGATTTTAAGTATCAAAGCGGTTATGCCATTGCCGACGACGAAGTATGTTCCAATCTTTCGTGAAGTACTATTGTATAAAAATGCTCAAACTACAAATCTTCAATTACAATCTTTATATCTTAAAACGACAACCAATGAGAATACTGGTGCTTTTTCGTTTGAGGTTGCACCAGGATCTTACAATGCTATTGTTTTAGACCCAAATAACCAGTATGATGCATATCAATTGTCTAATCTTAAAGCTAACAGTGCGTAGACTATTATGACTGCTGTAACTCGTTATTCGGCTGTGGATACTGATGCCCCTTTATTATTACCCAGTTTGGGATCTTTGGGGCAAGTTTTAGCAACAGTTCTTAATTCTGGTTATACTGGACGATCTGCTGCTGGTTGGGCAATACCATATAATGATAATTATGAACGTATTGTCTTTCAAAATGGTACAGGGAGTCGGCAACGCTATTTTCAAATTTTAGATAATAACATTTCACTTCCCAACATGGCTTCTTTGTATGGTTATGAAGCCATGACTGCTATAGATACGGGTACTGGGAAGTTTCCATCGGATGCACAAATAATTACACCTAATTATTCATCCATAGTCAAGAACGATTCTGTTACTGTTGCCGCTCGAAATTGGCTTATTTTTGCTGATCATAAAATTTGTTTTTTATTAATTAATCAACAAGCTACCACAGATTTTGCTAATGCGTGTTTATACATCTTTGGTGATTTTGTTACTTTAAACACAGCCGATCTTTATAATAGTTTAATTATTGGACGAGCTTATAGTTCTTCTGCTGTTAGTAATAATGGTGCTTCTGCCCAAACATGTGTTATTGGATCTACTTTAGAAGCTCATTATGTAGCACGATCTTATACCCAGTTAGGAGGTAGTTTAAAAGTAGGGAAACATGGAGATGATTATAAAAATGGTGTGCAATTTCCAAATCCTGTAGACGGTAGTTTACTTATGTCGCGGGTATGGATTACAGAACCTACAGGAGTTGTTCGGGGTTATATTCCCGGTTTGTGGCGACCCTGTTCATCTTATACGTACTTTACGCATGGTGATACATTTAATGGCACAGGTGTTTTAACTGGAAAAACTTTTGAAATTATACGGGTGTATCAAGGTGCATTAATTATCGAAACTAGTAACACTTGGTATAGTTAAGATGTCTATGTTAGATGGTAGTTCTCATGTGTTTGGTACACTTTGCCCATTTGGAATATGGAATAGATTTAGTGTTTCACCTGATAATTTATGGTTAGAAAGTGGGATGTTAAAATATTCAACAGCCTATTTTGTACCGGATTCTTATAAACCAGCGGCGTGGCAGTTTAAATCACAATATTCATCTTTTGGAGGATCTTTAGGTTTAGAAAGTAAATTAATGGATGTTATATTAGGTCAAAATCAACCAGCTAAAATACCAGTAGTGCAAAAGGTTTTGGCAACACGACTTGCTGACGGTGCGGTTAATGAATCACGGGCAGTAGGTTGTGATAAAAAAACAGATAGTGTAACCATGATAAATCCTCGTGGTGAAGAAGCAACATGTACATATAGTTTTGTTCCAACATTTGATCCACCATTAATACCGAATCCTAGTAGTTTGGGTAGTTTAATGGCTTATGTAGATGCAACTGCGGTAAAAGCAACAAGTGCTGTTAATGCAAGCGATGATGGTGTCGTTACAACTTGTATTAAACCTGAAAAAACATCTGAAGATTATGCGGAATACGGAAATAAAGTATTTTGTAATAATCAAATCATGACAAAGAAGTTTGCCCAAATTACTTACCCATCTAGTTTATGTTCGGGTAAATTACGATTATATCTACAATGTATTTATGGAGGTCGGGATATTAAATATGAATTAAATACGAGTGGTGGTGGTTCTCCCTTGCTCAGTATTGGTATGTTTGTTGGCGAATCAAATTTAGGTCGAGCTGGACGAGTGGCAGTATTAGGTCGTGGAAGTCATTTTCTTTTCACATATAATTATCATCATTTTTTAATACGATCTAATGGGTTATCTATAAATCCATTAGTCCCTATTGGTCTTGGTCATCGATTAAAACGATGGTTACAAGCAGGTAATTACGCTGGATTTTCTGCTACTGATATTGAAAATCTTGAAGCATATTTGCTATCAGTATCATTTCCCACATATAGCGTGACAACTTCGGAGGGATCTATTACATCTCATGAAATTTATAAAAATGGGTATCCTTTTGATTTTGGTCTTAATGCAAATTGGCAAGGTACTGCGGCTTGTAATGTTTTTCAGAAAAAAACTCAAGATAATTATCGCATAACGAGTTTAGTAGATGTTTCAGTTAGTTGTTCTGGTGTAGAAGATGTGCTTAACGAAGAAATGGAACGTAAGTGTGAATCCTTGATTAAAGATTTAAGCGTATTAAAAGGTACTAGTTTTTATCCACAAGGTGTTTATCGTCGTTATATTACTAAAGCGGAAGCAGTTGAAGTAGATGATCCAACTCCTACCGATCCTTTTAATAAAAAAATAGTTATTATTGGAGATATTGAAGATGGGGAGTGGTGGTATTCAAAAAATGCCGAGCCTGGAGATGACCAGTTTGATGAGTTGTTAAAACAAAAAAATAGATCAGAAGGTGGATTACCATACACAAAAGAATGTATTGATGCACTGGCTAATTGTTTCACTTTTAGTGCCTCGGCTGAACCGAGTTCGCCATGGATGGAACCTTTAAATGTTGATAAAATTTTTGTATGGGATTCTTATTATCAAGATTATAGATGGGAAATGGGTTGCAACCCTCGTGATTTGGATGATAAGTGCCCACCTTCAAATCCTGCTGGGCGTTTTCCAGTTTATGCGTGGTATAATAAAAACGGTATTAAGATTATAGCTGATTTTGTATTAAACAAAATCAGTGCAGGTGATAATGATAGTTACCCACCAGAAGGTTTATGTGGGCCAGGTCATGATTCTGAATATAGTTTAAAATATCATGCAGATGGATTTACTTCAGGTTTTGCTGTAGGAAGTAATCAAGCCATTTATTCTACTAATGGGTCATTTACAAAACATTCTGCAGAAGTAAATATCGGGGCTGGGACTTGGGATAGTGGTCAACCTTCTGCTATTTGGGCAGCGACTTGTGGTTGTGGTTTTTGTGATGGAACTGAAGAACCAACTTGTTGTGGTAGTATAGGATATTTTTATACTCATTGGGTATCTTATCGTCGTGGTGATGGTACTTTTCATTCTGAAGATTCTACTGGAGGTGTTGGACACTTTTCGTTTTTATTAATCCCTAAAGATGACTGTCAAGCTGTACATTTTGGAGCTTCTGATTCTAAATCAGAGGAATTACATATTGTAGATCAAAGTTATAATAAATGTGGAAGTGCTCAAAAATGTTCAAAAATTTGGTGGACTGGTACTCCAAAAGTGGTAGGTGAGACTGCACGAGGTTGGATCACTTGTATTGGCATTTATTTTGTTAAAGCTTTTTTTTCTGGATCTCCAGTTGATGACGAAGGGAATGCAGTAAATCCTGATGAGTTTGCAACTTCAAATTGGTGTATTTTTTATCCTGGTGGTGGTGAAGTAGGTCACAGTAAATGTAATTTTAGAAAATGGGGACCGGATGGTCCAGAAGATACAGTTGTTGGTTTAGTACCACCTTGGTTGGCTGGATTAGTTAAAGATGAAAGGAAAGATCATTTTATGGTTACTAAACATGGAACAGGCTATTATACGTTACCAAATGGTTCTAATATTGCTACAATGCAAACGAGTTCTGTAGGTTCTAGTGATAACAGTATTGGAGAGGCAGATAATAATTCTATATTAGAAAACCCATATTGGTATTTGTTACGAGGATTAGATTTAAGATGGCCTTATGCTGGTTGTGGTGCGATTTATAATTCTTATTCCACAACTAATAAAGATGGGGAGCTAACTAGAATTATTGGTACTAAAATTGGGTCATGGCCTAAAATTTGGCCTTTTTCAACTAACTATGTCCATCCAGTAGGTTACGTATGAACGTATTTAACCAAAGTAATTGTACCGTACAATTGACAACAGCCTCTCCTACATTTGTGCAATTATTAGAAGAAGTATTAGTAGCTGTGGGTTGGACTTCGGTACTCCGAACAGGGTCTACACTTACCGCAATTAATACAGTAGGTAAAAAAATTGTTGTTAAAGATTCCGATAACTCAGCAATTTTAATTGGTTATCGTAATATACAAGATACTCGTGGTTTTCCGTCTATTGGACAGATGCCTAGTAATGCTACTTTTCAACAAGGTATTAGTATTCCACGTAATCCTTTAGATACCAATTGGCTTTTATTTGCTGATTCTCAAACATTTTACTTTCTCCATTCCCAAAAGCTTTTTGGTTTTAGTTTTTTTGAGGCTTTATTTGATGATGATGAAACGTTTTTTGTACTAGGGGCGAGTGCTGCAAATACTACGTACCAATTGTTAAGTAACAATACCTCAAGTTTGAGTAGTGTGATTTATTTAGAAGGCGATGGTATGGGTTTATCATTATCCAAACAAGCTGGCGCATCTATTTTTTACCGAATAGATGACTATGATTTTAGTCATGTTGTCAATTCTACTTTATTAGCTGCAAGTCCTATTGCCATTCATCATGCGGATACAAAACAGTGTCGCGGATTTATTCATGATTTGTTTGCCTTCTCTAATACGTTTTCTACTGTTGGTCAAATATTTAGTCGTGGTGGTTATACACTATATTGTGTTATTATTAATGGCAGGTGCTATGGAGTTCGATTAGATGCCTAGTTATGGTACAATTGGAAAAAGTTGTGAAGGGACTGGAGTTGTTTTATTAAATGTCTGGTCTGGTACACCTGTTTTTGAAAAAGTTTGTGAAAGTGTTAGACTACAAGCTATTAATGATCGGAAATTATTAGTTGGCAGTCCTTTATTTTCTAAATTACCTATTGCATGTATTGACAACAGTGGTTTAAGATATAAAATAGTCGAAGTAGCAAGTAAATTAGACACACCACAATCAATTCCCATTATTGTTTTGGATCGTCAAGAACAAGTTATTATCAAAAAATTAAACTCTCAGGCTAATGGTTTAATTACTGTTGTAGGGTTGGACCCGGAGCGGGTTTACACATTGATTGCATTAGATCCTGATAGTGTTTATAATGCGGATGTTGTGGATTTGAAAAGACCTGTTTTGTAAATTTATGAGGTACGTGTTATGATGCAAGATTTAAAGTCCCAAATTAATCCGGCTGTTTCCTTGGTTCCGGCGGTCAGGACTGCGGGTGCGGCTAACGGCACGGCAGTAGCACTAGCAGATTATAATAGTGCTGTTGCAACATTTTCATTTGGAGATTTGGGTGGCGGTGCTGCTACTCCAAAAGTCCAAGAATCTAATGATGGCTCTACCAATTGGGTTGATATTGATGCTTCTCGATTGAATGGTACATTGGCTGCTGCCACAGCTAACAGTGTTCAATCGGTTGGTATCACTGACATTGGCGGATTAACTAAGGCGTTTGTACGAGCGGTCATAACAGTTACGGGTGGCACCGGCGCTGGTTGTGCAGCTACGATTGTCCGAGGCAATCCGGTTAAAGGCCCAGCCGGTGTGGGTGGTTCGGCGTATATTGCGTGAGAGCTTTTTCATCTAAAACCGGGTTATACCCGGTTTTTTAGTCTTTAATAACTAGTAATTTAATTTCATTATTTTCAAATTCTTGAACATTTTGATCTTGTTTTGGAGGATCAGTACTAATTGAGTTTAATCTTCCTATAAAACAAAATTGAAGCTGCAATTCTTCTACAATCCGTTTATCTAAATTTATTGCATTTTTTATAAATACCGTTAATTTTTTTCCAGGTGGTAACTTAAATTGATTACGGTATTGTCTAATACAAGTCACAATTTTTTGTAACCGTTCTATATCTATAACAGCTTGTGCTGTTTTCTTTGTTTCAATCTGTTCTTCAATGTCCATAATAATCACTTTTTCAGTTTATCCAATTCCGAGTGATACATATTTAGTAAACTTGAGTTTTGATAAACGGACGGTAATTGTTTTCTCGCAAGCTCGGTTAAAAAAGCATTGTAGCAATGGTTTTTTTGCCAAAAGAAAAGTTTGTCAATTTGCTTCATTGCAAATTCAGCAATTGAACTAGGTGGTTTACTTATCCTAGCTAATCTAAAACATCTTGATGATAATGTTTCATCAGGTGTCCCACCGAAAAAAGTATTAACTAGCTGATCTATACCAATTGCTACATTTTTTAAACTCATTAAGAATCCTTTTGCTGCCAAAAAGGCAGCAATTATATTTAAGAAACTTTGGGTTGCGAAAGCTGCTGAATCATGCTTTGTCTAACATGAGCTGCTGCACTTTCTAATGCACCCATAATGTTATAAATTTCTTGCAGAGTAAACAGCATCACAATGGGTTCTACATTCGGTCCTGTAACTTTAAATCCAATTTTATCTTCCAACACACCAATTTCAAGACCAGCATTGGGTTGTGGCGAACCGCCTAAAGCGGGTCCGTCCATTGTACTACCCATACCACCAATAATAGGTGTAGGCATATCACTCATCAGTTTGCTCCAGTTTAAGGCCAATAGAATTGGCAAAGTTGATAATGGCACATGCTTCTAACATTTTGAGTGCCATTACGTGACCAGTGCGTATAGGCACTGTTAAAATACTTGTATTTCCTTGAGAGTCATTATCTAACTCTATTACAATCATACCTTGTTCAAAATTCATACCAATTTTGACTCCATCGTCACTATCAGTCAGTTGTAATTGTTCTAATGGCTTTTGTTTATCTATCAAAGTCTTAGTGTTTCGATCTAGTGGTATCATTATTTATACCTCGTACTGCGTACCATATTGATAAAATTGGTACAGGTTGGTTGGGAATAGGAATCTCCATCAAATTTGATGAATTACAGTTTTTTAAAAAAGATGCAATTGCTTCAAGAGCTTGTAAATTATGTTGTAAAATTTCTTGTTCTTTTTGATCAATCGATTTCCATACTGCAATAATAGACGAATTAAATTGCAAATGTTCAGCAATAGGATAGTGCTGAACGGATAACATAGCGACCCGTAATTTTTCTTCCAGTGTCGTTTGTTTAGCCACAACTGGAAGAATTTTATTGACAATTTGTGTTAAATCAGTCTTATTCATTTAACCAATAAGAGAATTAATCTCTACTTTTCCTTCTAGTAAAGCATCAAATAAATGTTTACCTTCTGTAACAAACTCCATAATTCGTTCTTCAACGGAGCTTGCAGTTATAAATCGATAAACAAAACAATGTTTTGTTTGCCCAGTTCGTAAGATTCGTTTTATGGCTTGACGATCTGTATCTGGGTGATCTATTGGTTCATATACTATCGCATAATTGGCAATTTGTAAATTAAGTCCTTCTCCACCGCTTGCCATGTTTAATACTAAAATTGTAATATCTAGATTGTTACGAAATTGACGATATGCTTCAACATTATCTTCACTCAATCCACCAATGACTACAAATTTTAATTTAAGTTTTTTAAGCAGCTCAATAATTTGTCTACCTGATTCTTGAAAGTAGTGGAAAATAACTATTTTAGCATCAGGTGGCAAATCATTAACAATTTCTTCCACTTCTACCAATTTTTGATTGTGGGGGAAACGAATAGTAACTCTATTTTCTTCAGTACCTTCATATATAAAACCGCTGCAAAGTTGTCTGGTTTTTGCATAAATGTTTTCTTTTTTCTTTTGTTCGGTATCGCTACTAACTGTTTGTATTACGGTTTTAATGAGTTGTTTCCCATAACGTTTGATTTCATCAGTAAGAGTAAAATTGACTTTAATGAATGTTACAGAAGGTACGTCATTACATTCTTCATCTGAATAACGGATGCTTCTGTTTTGAAGCAGTAAATGCAGCTTGACTTCATTCTTTTTTGGCAAGTATCTTTCCGTATAGCCGTATCGAGTGCTACGTTCTTTGAATAAAGCTTGATGAAATAGTGTTTCATGAATACCTAATGTTTCACCACGATCAATAATATAAAATTGACCCCAAAATCCTGTAGCATGGCGACCAATAGGTGTACCCGTCATGCCAATTCGATAGTGAATATGATCTGCTAAAATATTACAAAGTTTAAAATTTAAACTCGTTGTGTTTTTGACATGGTGGCATTCATCTAAAACTAACATATCAAAAGAGTTAGCAAAATCTCTAGCTGCAAAGTTATCAATTTGTCGCTTACGTTTTTGTCCGTTTTCAGCTTTTTTTCTTGATTTTACCTCTTTTAGTTCTGCCATTAATACTTTGAGACCATCGTAATTAATGAGTTTAATTTGAGCCGGTTGATTAAGAGCAGCTAACCGCTGATTTTTATTTCCACTAAGTCCAACTGCGGTTAAATTAGTAAATGTAGTGATTTCATATAACCAATTCTCAATATTAACTACATTGGGAACTACTACAAGAGCTGTATTAATTTGTTTTAAATCTATACGACATTGAATTAATGACAACGCTAAGATTGTCTTGCCCAAACCCATATCTAAAAAGAATAAAAATTGATCTAAGCATAGACCTAAATAAAGTCCGGCAAGTTGGTGTGTAAATAAAGAAATCTTTGGATTAAAGGTTGGGCAAACCATTTTTATGGACTCTAATAAGTCGGGTGCCACACCTTCTTTAATCCAAGAGTAATCATTTAACTCTCGATTTAGATAAGTTTCAATAGTTGCTTTACTAAATGCTGTGATCATCCACTACGTCTCCGTAAACTGCGGCGTGGGGTATGTGCTTGTGCTTGTGCACCATTATCTTCATCATTTTGATTATTATGTGCGTCCAATAAACTCCAATACCTGTCGGATATGAGATGTGATCGAATACAAAACTGAGACATTTTATAAGCTTGTGATATAAGAATAGTTAAATCACGTTCTTCATCACGTGCTTTGGCAATAAAAAGTCTAGCTAATCCTAATTGATACTCCAAAGATGTTTGGCAGTAAGCTATTACATTATCAGCCGTTGCTGCTTTTGAATAATCTTCAGCTAGATGTTTTAATGTGATAATTCTTGCATCTTCAGCTAATCGATTAGCTTGGGATGGGGTAACAACTCCAATATTTCGTTCTACTGCAATCCGTCGTAAATCTTTATAAACATTACTAGTTGCAACACGAATATTTGCAGCATCAATAAGCATTAAATCTGCATAGTCTATGATCAATATATCGGGTACATAATTAGAGAATCTTTCAAGGCTATCCAAATAAGCTTCTAACCCTTTCATAGTTAAAGCATTAGTTGGAAATCGCTTTACTAAGATTTTTATTTTGTTATGGAACTTACTTAGTTTTTCCGTGATAATTTTTCCAATATTTTCATCTTTTAAAGTAGGACGTTCGACCATTTCCAGACGAAAGCCCATTAATTTTCCATCTTCATCTTCATTAAATGAAGTATACACAACTTCTGATTGTCTTTTACTAATTGCAAACAAAGCTTGCAAAATTCGTTGTGTGTATTTTTGTTCAGACATTTCCAAAGAAATTACGAGTACTTTTAATCGATTAAGGGCACACACTTTTGCAATATGAGCACAAAATTGTGTTTTACCTCGATTAGCGGGTGCTAAAATGACGAGTAATTCTCCACGCGCAGGACCTAAGTCCATATCATCTAATTGTTTAATTCCAATTGGGTATGCAGGTGCAGCAGCATTTAAAAAGGCTAATGATTTTGAAGTATCTGCAACCATTATACCCGGTTCAAAAACCTTTATTTGTTTTGACACTGCTCGATTAAGAGCTTCTTCTGCATTTTCCAAATCCCCATCTTTTACATATTGATGTGCAGTAATAATTCCATCTTTTAATGCTTGTTGACGAATAAATCTATTGAGCTGACTTAGGACATAATCTCTATTGACTTCATCTTTATTGTTAAATAGATTAATTAATATTTTAAGGTACGCTTCACTTTCCCGTGTTTCTTGATTGAGTTTGGGTTCAAGTAAATCAGGTAAATGATCACCAGGTGCAGTTTTAAACTCCCGATAAAATTCTAGTGATAATTGACAGATATGTTTATAAAAATCTGATTCAAACATACCCGGTTCTAGTGTTGATGCTAGAAGTGGTAAAGACTCCGAATCAAATGCAAGTAAGGTTAAAAGATTTTGGGATAAACTACCTGATATTTGTTCTTGTGACACAAGTATCCCCTAAATTGGAAACCCAGACAAGTTTCCATTTTGATTAAACTGGTAAAAAGCATCACTCATACGTTTAGTGTACTGTACACCATACCTATATAAATAACGCATGATTGGACGTTCTGGAAAATGGGGCACAGTCAAATCAAAATTAGATAATGTATAATCATTACCATAAGGTAGTTGAATGAGCTGAATATTTCGCTCAATTAATTCTTTATTTTGAACTACTTTTTCTTCAAAAATTCCTAGTTTACGTTGAAGTACCCATTTCAGAGCCGTTTTTGGACCACAGCCGGGTATTCCAGATACATTGTTATGGGTTCCTGTCATAGCCGTTATATAAATCCAATCTTGTGGGTCTAATCCAGGGTATTCATCTTTAAAATTGGATTTAGTTACAGATGTTTTGCTTCGTAATAATGTAACATTACTATAATCTAATAGTTGAAATAAATCGTCATCATTAGATAGGATACTAATGTAGTTAAACAGAGGTGCATAATGTTTAACCAGTTTAGCAATTAAATCATCAGCTTCTAATCCTACTTCACTGAGTACCGGAATTTTACACAAATCTAGAAATTGTAATAAAATTTCTTTGTTATGTGGAATGCTCGGATACCAGTGCGGTTTATTTTTCCTGTTTTGTTTATATTCGGGATAAACTTCAGAACGTTTGTATGGCTTAGTATCCATACAAAATACAATGTGTGTTGGAGAACCTTCAATTATTCTTGAAACTAATTGAGATACTACCCCATAAAACCCTCCAGTTGATTGATTGTTAAAACTAAGCTTGCTATTAACGGCAAGCGACCGCATGAGTGTATTGGAAAAATCAACTATTAAAAGTCCCGTTTTCATTTAAAACCTCATCAAGAATCAATTTACCTACATTAACGATTTTTAAATCTAATCCATTTTCGATATAACGATCAAATGCAGCTTGTGGATGGACAGGAGCATAAGTATCTTGAACTTGGGTAGTTTTTAGTGTATTACCAAATTGTAGTTTTTCTAGTTTAACATCGGCAACATGAATACCATGACTTTCGCACCAAGCAACGGCTTGGTTTTTAAGAGCATTCCATTCACCAAGATTAGTTTCATCTAGAGTTATTTTTACTTTAATTTGATCTCCAGTTTTTAATACACCTTTATCATGTAAACGTCTAAATTCACTCATATCCATAATTGTAATTGAATGTCGCTTCATGCTTTCAATTGGAATTGACTCTACTTTAATCTCCATTCCAAAATCAATGAGCAACATGCGATAATTATAATCATCTCCAAATGCAACTGGATGTTGTGTACCTACATACGTTAAAGTTCTAATAGTTTGGGGTACATGAATATCACCCGATATAATTGGACATTTAGCACGTTCTTCTAACCAAGATAAATCTAAAGCATTGTTAATTTCAAAATCACTACTGGTTTTAGAACCAATGACGCTTTGGTGCATAAATAAAAAATCTAGTTTATGCTGGGCTAAAAAAGGTTCCCAAGTTTCGATTGGTGTTTTGGTATGAGGGAGCCAAGCAACCGTCTTTCCATTGATAGGATGTATAGTAGGCTCATTAATCCAAGTTACGTTAGGTAAATGCTTTAAGAATTGTAAAAATGGATCATCTGGATTAATATAATCATGATTACCTTTTAAAATAATGATAGGAACTTGTTTAGTAATTTCTGCTAGAACTGTAGTGAGTTGATTAACAATACTGGACGGATGACGATCTTTTTTATCAAAAACATCACCTAAAATTAATAACTGTTCACATTGATATTTAATGATATTTTCTTGTGCCAGTTTAAATACGTTCCAACGATAAGCTTCAGTTGGTGAATCAGTAAGATGTAAATCTGAGATTATTAGATTTTTCATAGTCATTAGATGGGGGATTGCTCCCCCATATTGATTAATGGGTAATATCGTCCGTAATGGTAACTTGTTCAGTTACATGCTCATTGGCAAAGATTGGTGTTGTTTGCAGTTCTTTTTCAAACTCGCTAGCGGCTTCATCCAGCATAGATGAATAAAACAATCGAGCAATGGTATTATCCGCACTCCATCGATGTTTATCATCGGTTATATCATGAGTAGACCTACGAGTTAGTAAGTTATATAACTCATATTTACTAACTGGGAATACACACTCTTGCAATAATGGTTCATAGAACCGTTTTGGAAAATATTTGTCAAGGATCAAGTTGACTGGCAAACTGGGTAACTTAATATCCAACCATTTCCGCCAAACATCTACAAGATCAGTAGATTTATCAATTAAACGAGCAATACGAGCAGGTAGTGTATTAGCAACCATTCGGTTATTAAATTCTTTAGCACTAATAGACTCAATAACTTTTACTGCTACAGCACCATTCGTACAGATTAAACGTAGCATCCCGATATTCAATTTGAATCCATACGAATGATCATAACTATTCTGACCCACCAACATTAAGTTGGAAACATCAGAATTACCAAAATCCAATCTGTACTTTTCGGGTAAATCACATCGAACCACCATCTTAGCTCCACCATCAAATGAACTCACGTTAATGATGGGTTCTTCGCTAAATAGTTTATGGTAAGCTTGAGTAATACCTTCTACAAAATCGGTATGTCGTACTATAGGTGCTTTAGCTGAAAATACACCAAAAAGACGCTCACGATTTTCAGTCAAAACAACTTTTTTTTCACTATACTCTTTGAATTGCTCACTCATTAACAATTTGGTTTCATTAGATAATG